TCAGAACCAAAAGCTAAAATACAAACTGCATCCGTTGTTCCCGAACCGCCATCAGTAGTTGTGTTGTAAATCATTGCTCCATTAGCTGTAAAACTTGCAGATGTCCACTGAGGGTCATTTGAAAAATCTACATATGCTGTTGATGCTGATGTACCACCTGTAACCGATTGACCAGTTAAAGCAAGACCTCCTGCTGAATAAGCAGAGCCAGACGTATTTGTAATTTCATTACTTGTTGAATAATCTTCTGTAGATGCTCCTAAACTTGCACTTGATGTAAACAATGCAATTTTAAAAGTACTACCACCACTTGCAAAATCATGAAATCCTTTTAACAGATCTCTTTTAAATGTGTTGCAAACTGCTTGTGCTATTGCCATTTTTTTCTCCTATGGGTTTTGAGACTGCAAAGGAACTCGAATAACACCATCTTGATATTCATCCCTTCTTCGTCTACCTTGTTGTTCAATTTGCAAGCGTTCTAAAGCTTGTTGGTAACTTTTATCATATTGTGCAAGCAAGTCATAGGGTCCTTTGAGGTATTTAAACGCCTCTACTAAACAGCCATACAACAAAACTTGTGGCGCATTTACACTAACCCAACTTGTTGTGTTAGTTGCGGAAAGCCCTGTTTCATTACGATTCAAAGCTAATTCTATATTATAAGCGACATCGGGAGTTGGCGCAACATATAATGTGTTTTGATCCCACATAGCATAATATCTTGGTTTTGCTACTTGTGTTCTATTTGGCCAATATTCTGTCATGTAACTAATATCTTTTTGTATTAAATAACTTCTAATATTAGCTTCTGTCCCTGCAGTTGCATATATGGATGCAGTACGAACAAAAGACATTGTACTGGGTGTGTCTCCTGGTAATACAATAAATTCGTTTCCTATACTTAAAGTTGTAAATTGATAAGATCTAAAACAATCTAAATCTATTTCTCTAAATATACGAAGTTCGGCTTGTAAAATAAAATCATTAACTACAGTATCTGTTAAAACATCAGAAGATGTTTCTGTATATTGTCTAATTTGTGTTTGTAATTCTGCAAAAGTTGTCATGATATTGCCACCGTTACTATTCCTAATTGTGTATTCATTATAGTATCTTGATTAGCTTGTGAACTACCACTTAATGGTTGCATTGTTCTTACTTGCACTGTTTCCATAGCTCCTGGTGCAGGTATAGGATTAAATTGTTGTATTGTTTGTAAAACTGTTTGAAAACTATTAGCTCCAATTGCAGGAGAAACACCATTAGATCCGCCTTGACTCATAATCGTTGAAGTTAGTTCATCATTTATATAGATACCTCCAAGAGGTATGGTAACACTAACTACTTGTGGTTTAGCATGAGATAAAGATTGTGCATCTGTTGGATGATTGGTTGGATTTAATAAAGGTGATTTAGGTTCGTACTCTGATCTATGTACCCAAGCACCTGTCCACTCTTGTACCATTTCATTATATGGATAAGCTTGTCCATCTCTATCTGAAATACGTAAAGCAAATTTTCCTGAAGCATATCTACCCATTAATAAGATCCTCCAACTAAACCTATTTTAGGAACAAAATGAGAGCTTACATTTTCTCTGTTAGTATCCGCTGCTCTTTTAAATTCTTCTTCATATACTTGTTTTAAAATACCAATTCTATCAGGTGCATATTTCATAGATATATAATAAGCCAGTCCTGCAGTTAAACATGGTAAAAAGGAAAAAGGTATTTCATTATTATTGGTGTAATCACCAGAGTCTTTCATTCTTAACATTGCATAATAAACTACTGTATAAGCAGCATCAGCTGCCGGATATAAATATAGTTTAGGATTAATTGTTTTTTCAAAATAAAATTGAGTGGGTCTTCCACCAGAAGTTTTAACAGTATAATTTAAATATGTTGATCTACTGATAGGTGAACAAGAATATTCATTATTACTTGAATCACGAATTACTAAATCTGTTATTTCTACAATTTGAGAAGCATCAGAAGCTGCTGCACCATACAAAGCTGTACCACTTAATTCAGTAGTGTTAGCAGCAAGAGCTGCGGTTTGTTTTTGTATTGTCCAAAGATTAAGTCCTCTATTAGACCATTCAGCTAAAAGAAGATTTAAAGAACGACGAGCGGTTTTAAGTTGGTACCCAGTACGATCTTGTAAACCGCATCGTTCAAAAGCTTCTTCAACTATTTCATCTATAGAAAAATCAAAGTTTGCTGTGCTAGCATAGGTTGGCATTATTTATTAATCTTGCCTTTTTTACGAGCCTTACTACCAAACTTACCATAAGATTCATTAGCACTTGCACGTAATTGTTTTTTAGTTCTTTTCTTTTTTACACGCATTGCAATTGATTCATCTTTACGATCTTTGTATCCTTGTTTTTTCTTGCCAGATTTTTTCTTAACTCTTCCACCTTTTTTCATTCCATCAAGAATAGTAGTAGGAGTACGTTTACCTTTTTCACCAACACCATAACCTCTAGAATACATTGTAGTTCCACCATCTTTCATATTGACAGCTTCGCCCATTGCCATTCTTTTGTGTTGATTAATTCCACCTTTAGCCATTTTTTTAATTGGACCTCCAGCTCTTTTTTTAACTGGTCCTCCACCTCTCATTCTTGCAGTTTTTTTGACAGTGCCTCCACCCATCATCTTAGCAGTTTTCTTTTTACCCATCATGATAGACCTCCATTGATCTTTTTGTATTTATCTTCTCTAGATACTACGACGTCTCGATAATATCCTTTAGGCCATTGACTATAATAACCTTGTTTGTGCAATTTATCAGAAGCTTCCTGTAATTGCGAGAACTTTTGTACCAGCATCATAGAATATTTATGTTCAGGGTAAGTGTCATCTTCTAGTAATTCCTCAGATGGAGAAACAAGAAACTGCTGTTCCTCTATGGTTGCTGGATTAGAAGGGTGAAAACTCATAAAATATATGTCTTTTCTATTATACCATTCATTGTAATCTTCTGTGGCTAAATGAAGTTCGTCCGGAGAATAACTGTAATAAGGATCACAAAATATTAATATTTCTTTTTTAGTAAAATCAAGATTTTTAAGACAGTCATTTAATTCTTTTTTATAGGTGCTGTGTTTAGTTTTAACAGCAATCCAAACCTTATCATCTGTCCATGCTTTCCGTGCAAAAGGACAAGCGGGTAATCCTCCTAAATGTACATTAGATACTTCTAAATAATTTTTAGACCAAAGTCTAACGTCTTCTATTATCTGTTGCCTTGTCGGTTGTATTTTTTCCAATTCAATCTCTTATGTTTATTTTTTGGTTTGGAACGAGATGAATTACCTATACTCGTTCTTTTTTTAACTGGTGTAAAGTATTCGTTGTTGGGAAGTTTTGCAGCCATTACTTCATTTGTGATAAAGGATTAGCAAGAGTAAGTTTAATTTGTTTATCAATACTCTCTTGTAACTCTTTCATTTTTTCTTCTAAATCAGATTTTAATTTTGACATATCTTCTTCAATTGTATCTACAGTGATTTTTAAATCTTTTGAATTATCTCTAGCATCTTCTTTAACTTGTTGTTCTACATCATTAACAATTTTCTCTACTCTTCTTACATCTTGCCGAAGGTCATTTTTCAATTCGTTTGCCACATCAGACACTAATCTAATTTCCGACATCATCATTTCCATCTCTTGCATTATCATTTCAACTTCTGTTTGTATAAGCTCTGTTTTACTTTTCATTTCTTCTTTAGTTAAAGCAATAGTCTTATCAAACTCTGAAAGGTCAGGAGCTACATAGTTTTGTATCTGTTCTTTCATATTGAGGTAATCTTTGTAGAATTCAAATCCGCCCCACAGTCCACCACCAAGTGTAGTCAATGCCGTAAGAACTACGAATATTTTTCCGCCTTTGAATTTTAAACCTGCAAATTCCATCTCTGCCATAGCTATTCCGAAATTTGTTGCCATTGTTGCATTATCATCTCATCCATTAATCCATCACTTCCTGCAAACAAAAAATATTGAGCTATGTTGTTAGTTGTTAACTCTGCATCAGGTATTACGTTATCTGTAAAAAATCCTTCTATGTCGTTAAGGCTTTGTTGACTATCAAAAAAAGATTTAGAGTTTCCTAACACTTGCATTACAATTAATGTTTTTAACTGATTTGCTGAGTCATATCTACCCTTATCACCCATCTTCTTTAAGATTTTTTTAGCAGCGACTTCTTTTTTAGCTTCTTCTTTTTTTACCTCGTCTTGATCCTTATCCTCTGGTTCTTCCATATCTTCTTCGCTATCTTCATTTTCTTTAGCCTTTGATATGCTCTCTTCCGGCCCAGGCTCTTCTTCCGCATCAGCTTCAGGCTCTTTAGTATCTTCTTTAGTAGGTTCATCTTGTACCTCCTCTTGTTCTGGTTCAGAAACTTCTGGTTCTGGTTCTGGTTCAGAAACTTCTGGTTCAGGTTGTGTTTCTACTTCTGGTTCGACTACCTCTGGTTCTGATATTTCCATCTCCATCTCCATTTCAATCTCTGTTTCTACACTTGCCATTTCTATTTCTGGCATTTCTAATTCCATTTCTGGTATCTCTATTTCCATAACAGGCATTTCCATCTCCATTTCAATCTCTACCATTTCATAGGAAACTTGATCATCAGGTTCTTGTATTGGTTCTATTTCTATCTCTCCACCTGGTTGTTCAACAAAATCATTGTGGTCAATAATATTATCTACGATATCTATAATTTCTGTTTCTGTGCTGCCCCCATAAGCTACCCACATTTCTACACTTGTTATTGAATTTTGTACTATTGTATTGATAGTGTTATAGAGCACATTAATTGTGACGTCATCGAACAAGGGTCCTATAGCAAGATTTATATCTCTACCTCCAATTTCTATTGTTAAAGATGTTATAGTGCCTGCAAAATCAAAACCATTTTCATATTCTTGATAGCCACTAGCTACGCCAGATTCTGATAATATATCTGTGCCACTAAATACATTTGTATTTCCATTCTTACCTGTAATGTGCATATAGATACGATCTTGCGCATCTTGTTTATCAACTTTAATTGTGTAATTAGTTCTTCCTCCGTTTTCTATATCGAGTGAAGATATATCAACTGTGTTGACAAAGGTTGTTCCCATTCCCGGCACATTATTATTTGATGTTGTATTTCCTGATCCTGTTATTTGTGCACACTTATCTGTGCCTAGATTATAACAGCCACTACCTGAGGGCATAGTTGCAGGCCCTTGACCTCCAAAATCCTGGTCCATATCGCCCTCATATCTAGGCTGTACAAAACCATTATCACCATCTAATAAATCACCTGAGTCTACATTACTAACTGTAGTCGTGGTTGTTGTTGTATCGGTTGTTGTTGTTACAGTATATCCATCTGCTTCATACTCTATTGTTTCTGTAACTACCTCATCTATTATCTCTTCAATAGTAGGAGTGCATAGTCCAACTGTATCTGTTGAACAATCTACAGCTTTACTAGAAAAGGATAGGAATACCGATATACATAGCCATAGCGTAAAATAAAAACTTTTGGAA